CTTTCATACCCGATAAAGAAGGCAAAACGCGCATTATCGCCATACCCAATTACTGAACCCAGGCGTGCCTGAAACCGGTTCACGACATCGCAATGACTGCCCTTCACCATCTGCCCACTGATTGTACTCACAACCAGGGGGCGTTCCTCACACGACTCCAGGCGGCCCACGTCACGACGTTTCATTCAATCGATCTTAGCAATGCGACCGACCTTTTCCCTGTAGAACTCCAAGAACAAGTTGTATCATCCATGCTGGGGCCCGAAGTGGGTTCCTGGTGAACTAGGATGTGTAGACTTCCGTATCACATAAAAGAATATAATAAGGAAATCAGTTACACTAAAGGACAAGGTATGGGTATGCAAAGCTCGTGACCAATATTCGCGCTAACACATAATCTGGTGTTAGAGTTCTTAAGTTCAGAACACAAGCCTACTACTCAGGAACGCTCCCCTTTCGCTGTACTTGGCGATGATGTCGTAATATGGGATGATAATTTGGCTGTCGCGTACAAGGCTTTTCTTTCGGCCTGAGATATTCCATTTTCTCCAGACAAGACCCTCACATCTCCGAGACTGTTTGAGTTCGCCAAGAGGTTGTTTTACTCTGGCAACGAGATCAGCCCTTTTCCTCTCGGAGCCTTAGGCGAAGAACATAAAGAACCGTCTTCGCTTTATGAGCTTAAAGAGAACGCTGAAAGTAAAGGTTGGTTTCTACCTTTAGGCCTCTCCTCGGGGCCCGGTAGCTGACTCCACCTGCTTAAACCGCTGGTCGGAAATGCACCGCAATCTAAGCGAATAGTACGGATGATGGAGCTTGTCCAAGCTATTCCAAGGAAGAACAGGGACCCGGGTGATAACGCCATTGAGTGAGTTAAGCTCATGGTCGCTAACGGGGCCCCCGCAAGTTGCCATCCGCGAATTAAGTTCGGGACATGGGGCTTGTATCAATTCTTCCTGTGGTCAATTGGACTCGAAGCAGAAAGGTTATGAAATAACGAAGGCTGAGAATCCTGGACGTGGCATCCCTTCCCACGATCCTGGTTCATTACCCCCTCCCTAAACGGGGAGGAAGCTTGAAAGTCAGCGCTGAACGGCGCTGGACCAGATGGCACAACTCTCAAGGCCGACGGCTGGACTGCAGGGGGTCAAAGGAAACCAAAGACACGAAGCGAAACTGTACAAAAGGACCAGAACGCGCCGCGCTTCTCGATGAAACCTCTGCGACCAGAGCGTTTTACATTTACCTACTCCGGGGGCTTGGCGAAGCTACCTCACCTCAAAGATAATTTTAGTACCAAGCTTTTAGAAAAGTACTCATTCCATATACCCGCAATAAGACTGTTATTTCAGTCTCGTATTAGATTTAGAGAAGAGATGCTAATCCTGAGCAAGAACATGAAAGAATTGAATCGACCGGATTGAGTCCACCACTTATCTGATCTGTGGCAGTACTTCGATCTCAACAAATCCCTCACATTCAGTGATACCAAAAAGACTAGAGCACATTATAGAATAAACCGAGTCAAAACCAAGATTATGCGAGAATCAATAAAACACATTCGCGCGTTCCAGTGAAATGACACTAGATAATGCACCCTCTACGGTTAGAGAGGACTCCTTGCGGAGTTTGCCTCTAGAAAAGCCCCATGTAGTGATACATGGGCGGGTCCGTAGTTGTAAGCCTAAG